TTAACGGACCACGAACTGAAAGCCCTGCTCCAGCGAGTCAACCAGGAGTTCCAAGGAACATTCCAACGAATAACGGAGCTGGAAGCCAAGGTGGAGGAGTTGTCTAATGGCAAAGAAGCACCCAAGCGTAGAGCGGGCGGGGGTAAGCGGGTTCAACAAGCCAAAGCGGACGCCTAGCCATGCTACCAAGTCTCATGTTGTGGTTGCCAAGGAAGGTGATAAGATCAAAACCATTAGATTTGGTCAGCAAGGTGTAAAAGGTGCAGGGAAAAATCCTACGACATCAAAAGATAAGGCGCGCAAGAAAAGCTACTATGCCCGACACAATGCACAAGACTCAAATCCCAGCAAGTTATCTGCGCGTTATTGGTCGCATAAGGTTAAATGGTAGCAAGCTATGAAAGTTAAAGCTCCGGATGGTCATCACTGGATGAAGAAAGGAAAAGAGTACAGGCTGATGAAAGACCCCACTGAAGGCTATAAGCCTCATAAAGGCGCATCTAAGTCAGCGGATTTTGCAGTTCAAAAAGTTCACAAAAAGTAAGGAGATTGTTATGCCCGGCTATGGAATGAAGTCAATGAAGCCTAAAAAGAAAAAACCTGCCTTGCCTAAGCGTGGTCAACGGACAATGACCAATAGAAAGAAAAAGAAATAATCATGCCTAAAGCGAAGGCAAAGCCTAAAAGCAAAAGCACTATACCTGACAATGTGAAGAACAAAGCTCTTTACTCGCGGGTAAAGTCAGAGGCTAAACGCAAGTTTGACGTTTATCCTAGTGCGTATGCTAATGCTTGGCTGGTTAAAACCTACAAGAAGCGTGGTGGAACCTATGGCTAAAACCAAGAGCGGGCTTACCAAGTGGTTTAACGAAGAGTGGGTTGACGTTAAAACTGGCAAGCCTTGCGGTCGTAAGTCTGCAAAAAACAGTAAGCGCCCCTATCCTTCTTGTAGACCCAAAGCTGTGGCCGCAAAGATGACTTCGGCAGAAAAAAAGTCTTCAGCAAAAAGAAAGACTGGGCCTGCTAAAATTAAACACGCTGTTACGGCTTCTGGCCGTCGCAGAAAGACAACCAAAAAAGCCTGACATTTTTTAAAAATCGTGCTAAAAGGCACAGTATCAACAAAGGAGAAAGGAATGACCCCTGAACTCGAGGAGTATTTTACTAATTACAACGAGCTGTTTAACCATGATGGTTTTAAGCAACTCATAGAAGAGCTGTCAAATAACGCTAAGCAGTTAGCAGATATTCAGACAGTTAAGGATGAGGAGGATTTGTTTTTCCGTAAAGGGCAAGTGTCTGCATTTGCGACAGTAATCAACTTAGAGTCAACGATTACATTGGCGCGAGATCAAGCCGAAGCGGAAAATCAAGAACAAGAAGATGTATAAGATATATGATTTCCGTTGTAAAAACGGTCATGTATTTGAAAGAATGGTAGGCAGAGGGGTTACAACCAGCAGGTGCGGTTGTGGCTCCGAAGCTACTAAAATGCCATCAGCGCCTAAGTGCGTACTTGACGGATCTAGTGGGGACTTTCCTGGTCGCCACATGAAGTGGGTACGAGAACACGAAGAAGCTAATGGGAAACGTAAATCTCCATAATGACTTAGTTCACGGAGTTTAATATGTCTAGAGCAACAATGATTGATCCGCACCTCGAAGAAGAGGGAAATGTGGACAATGTTGTAACCGAAGCCGAAGAGACCCAGCAAGAAGAAATGCTTCAAGCTGAACAATCTCAAGACCTAGTAGAGCAAGACGCTGAAAGCGATATTCCAGAGAAGTACCGAGGTAAGTCTCTGAAAGAAGTTGTTCAGATGCACCAAGAAGTAGAGCAGGTGATGAGTCGGCACTCTAATGAGGTTGGCGAGCTTCGCAAGGTAGTGGATGATTACATAACTTCTCAGCCACAACCACAAGCACCTCAGCAGAACAATGTTGAGCCAGAAAGTGATATTGATTATTTTACAGACCCTCAAGGAGCTGTTAATCGCGCAATTGATAACCACCCTAAAATTAGAGAGGCAGAGAAATACACTGAGGACTACAAGAAGCAAGCGGCGTTAGCTACCCTGGGCAATAAGCACCCGGACATGCAGACAATACTTGCCGATACTAAGTTCGCAGAGTGGATCAAAGCATCTAAAATTAGGACTCAGTTGTTTGTACAGGCTGACCAGGAGTATAACGCTGACGCGGCTGATGAGCTGTTTTCACTCTGGAAGGAGAGAAAGACAGTAGCCCAGCAAACCGTTAATGTTGAAAAACAAGTACGGAAACAGCAACTCAAGGCGGCAAGAACAGGCAATGCGCGAGGCAGTGGCGAAGGGGAACGTAAGAAAACATATCGCAGGACCGACATTATTAAACTTATGAAAACGGACCCCGAGCGTTATCAGTCTTTGTCAAACGAGATTTTTCAAGCGTACGCAGAGGGTCGAGTCAAATGATCTAGGAGATTAACATGGCTACTGTCCCATATCCCGGCGCCACAGGCATTACCGGAAAAACCGAAGCGGCAACTTTCATCCCAGAAATCTGGAGTGATGAAATCATTGCGGCATACCAGAAGAACCTCAAGATGGTTCCTCTCGTAAAGAAGCTGTCAATGACAGGCAAGAAAGGCGACAAGCTCCACATTCCTAAGCCCACACGCGCTGACGCAAGTGTAAAGGCTGAGAATGCGGCTGTTAACATTATTGCCAACACTGAGAGCGAGCTTGCAATTGACGTTAACCGTCACTTTGAATACTCACGTCTTATTGAAGACATCGTAGAAGTACAAGCACTTAACAGCCTTCGTCAGTTCTATACTGAAGATGCTGGTTATGCTCTTGCTACTAAGATTGATACTGACCTTCACGCTGTAGCCACAGGCTTTGGTGATGGAACGATGACTCTTTCTCCAGTAGCTACTAGCTATCAGAACAGTGCGGCCTTCTTCAACAACAATGGCACTACCACTGCATTCACAGGACAGGCTCTTCCAGCTAACACTGCGTTTTCTGATGGGTTTTTGCGTGACATGATCCAGAAGATGGATGACAACAACATACCTATGGAAGGTCGTTGTCTTGTTATTCCTCCTTCAACGCGCAACTCAATCATGGGTATTGAGCGTTACGTGTCTACTGACTTTGTTGGTGGCCAAGTAGTTCAGTCTGGCCTTATCGGTAACTTGTACGGTGTAGACGTATATGTCTCAAACAACTGTGCAACTATCGCTTCAGGCAAGCGTGCCGCTTTGTTGTTCCACAAGGACGCTGTAGTTCTTGCAGAGCAACTGTCTGTACGTTCACAGACTCAATACAAGCAAGAGTATCTCTCTACTCTGTACACTGCTGACTGCCTCTACGGCGTTCAAGCATACCGTCCAGAAGCTGGTTTCATCATGGCAGTTCCTGCCTAATAAACCTTCGGGGCCAGCAATGGCCCCTTTTCTTTTTCTGGATTTAGATTAGGCAAGAGGAAGCTTAGCCATGACCAATTACACAAAGACAACAGACTTTGCCGCTAAGGACTCGTTGCCTTCAGGCGACTCAGGAAAAATTATCCGAGGCGCTGAATTTGGAACAGAGTTTGACAACATTCAAACAGCAGTAAATTCCAAATCAAATACAGAGAACCCCGCATTTACCGGCAACATTACAGTCACAGGCACTGTAGATGGCCGTGACATCGCCGCTGACGGCACCAAACTAGACACCATTGAAACTAGCGCGGACGTTACTGACACAGCTAACGTGACTGCCGCTGGCGCTGTAATGGACAGTGAGTTAACTGACATCACTGCTGTTAAGGCGTTAAACCAAGGTGTCGCTACTACCGATAGTCCTACATTCGCCGCTGTCACTTCCACAGGTAATGTTACTGTAGGCGGTACTGTAGACGGTCGAGATGTTGCCGCTGACGGTACTAAATTAGACACAGTAGAAAACAATGCAGACGTAACGGATACCGCTAACGTCACAGCCGCTGGCGCATTGATGGACTCAGAAGTCACTAACTTAGAT